AGCGGACCAGCAGTTAGGCTGGGAGTTTGGTGAAATGCTCGGCATGAGAGCAAACTGTGCTACCTCTGACTTTATAAACGGGTCTGAGGTAGTCCTTCACGGCGATTACAATGGCAAAGTGTACCAGCAAGAACGTGGTACTAACTTCGATGGATCAGACATTGTAGCGGTGTATTCAACACCATTCTTTGACTTTGGTGACACCGAAGTAAGAAAACACATTAGACGAATAAACACATTTGTGAGGGCCGAGGGTCCTATGACCATTAACTTAGGTCTAACCTACGATTGGTTTGCTGCAGATACATTCAACCCAGCAAACTACGTGGAAGAAATTGAAGGGCGTCCGGTTCAGTACCGGGGCCAAAATGTTACATACGCAGCCTCGGGCATTTTATACGGTGGCTCCGACAAACCAATCATAAGCACGGCAGTAGAAGGCAGTGGCTTCTCGGTCAGAGCTACATACGTGACTATCGGTGATTTTGATCCCTACTCAATTCAGGGTCTAGTTATCGAATACACGCAATCAGGGAGACGATAATGGCTGGATATACCAGACAGTCCGCAGCATCGATTATTAACGGTGAGAACATTACCGCCCCCCCAATCAATGCTGAATTCAATACACTTCAAGATGCATTCAATGGCACTACAGGCCATGCTCATGATGGTACTACAGGCAATGGACCTAAGATAGACCTCGCTACTTCGGTAAGCGGGTTTTTACCTGCTGTAAACGGTGGTCTTGGCGGTAAAAATAACTATGCGGCAACTACTGATCCAACCGTAGGTGATGATACCAATGATGGATATGCTGTTGGTTCTGTCTGGTATAATGTTCCAGATGATCGTTATTATGTATGTGTGTACAATGCGGCTGGCGCTGCAGTCTGGTTAGAAAACAGATTCATTAATTCAAGCGGGGATTTTGCTCCTCATGCAAATAATACTAAAGATCTAGGCCATACTTTAAAGCGTTGGAAGGATTTGTTTCTCTCCGGGAATGCGGATATTGATGGTAGCTTAAACGTAGCCACTACAACATATCTCGGTGGTATTCTTACTGTTAATGCTAACGCCATATTTAACGTAGGCACGACAACAACTATCAGCAACATTGATGTAGCCTCTGGCGCAATCGACAATGCTGCTATTGGTACAACTGTAGCGGCCTCGGGTACGTTTACCACACTGAGTGCTACAACATCTTTAACAGCAGCCACTGCAGATATTAACGGTGGTTCTATTGATGGTGCTACAGTGGGTGCAAACTCACACAGCACAGGTAAGTTCACCACTCTTGAATCCACAGGTCTAGCAACACTGAACTCAGTGAACATCGATGGCGGTGCTATTGATGGTGCTGTTATTGGTGCTAACTCCGCAGTGGCAGGTAGCTTCACTACCATTTCTTCTGCAGGACAAGCTACATTAGCGTCTGTAGATATCAATGGTGGAGCTATCGATGGGGCCACTATTGGTGCAAATTCCGCCTCCCCTATAACAGGCACTACAATTACAGGTACAAGCCTCGTAGGCCCGGTAACAGGGGATCTCACAGGAAATTCCTCGGGTACTCATACAGGACCCGTAACAGGTGCGGTGACAGGCAACCTCACAGGTAATGTAACCTCTACTGGTACATCTACGTTCAACAACGTGACTATCGACGGTACGTTGAATATGAACGCTGGCACATCAGCTACTATCACTAACCTGTCTGCACCAACAAACGATAATGATGCGGCACGTAAGGTAGACGTTGATAACGCCGTAGCTAATCTAGTTGATAGTGCTCCGGGTACCCTAGACACACTCAACGAATTGGCGGCTGCGCTGGGCGATGACCCAGACTTTGCTACAACAATTACAAACAGCATTGCGACTAAGTTACCACTAGCTGGCGGCACCATGACAGGTGCAATAGCCATGTCCACTAATAAGATTACTGGCATAGGTGATCCGACAGCGGCACAGGATGTTTCTAGTAAAGCTTATACAGACCAACAGGATGCTCTACAGGTTACTAAATCAGGCGATAGTATGTCTGGTAACCTTGCAATGGGTTCCAACAACATTACTGGATTGGCTACGCCGACTGCCAATGACCATGCTGTAAACAAATCTTATGCGGATAATATTCTTGGCAGTAGTACAGCGGCGGCGACTTCGGCTTCCAATGCTGCAACTTCAGCATCCAATGCCGCCACTAGCGAAACAAATGCATCTAATTCAGCGGCGGCAGCCTTAACTAGCAAAAATGCAGCGGCAACATCTTTAGCAACATTCCAAAACCAATACCTTGGTGCACAAGGCAGCGCCCCAACAGCCGATCCAGATGGGTCAGCTTTGGATGTAGGTGACCTGTATTTTGATACCACAGCGGGTGCTATGAAAGTATACTCTGCTAACGGTTGGACAAATGCTGGTTCATCAGTCAACGGCACTACAAACCGCTACAGCTATACAGCTACGGCTGGTCAAACAGTCTTCGCAGCAACCTACGATGCGGGATATGTAGATGTATTCTTAAATGGTGTGAAACAGGTTATTGGCTCCACCAAAGACGTAACCGCTACCACAGGTACATCCATTGTATTTAACTCTGCTACTTCAGCTAATGATGTAGTGGATATCATTGGATATGGTACATTTGTCCTAGCAGATCACCTCACAGAAACGCAGTCTGATGCGAAGTATGTTGAAGTGGCGGGTGATACCATGACGGGTAATCTGGATATCACTGGTGATCTAACTGTAGACACAAACACACTGCACGTTGACGCAACTAATAATAGGGTTGGGATTGGGACGAGTTTGCCTAGTGATAAGGTAGAAATTCTCGATGGCGCTTTAATGTTAAAAGCGTCTTCTGCCAGCGGATACCCTAACCTGAAATTCCAAAACGGGTCTAAGCGTTATGACGTGCAGATAGACGGATCGACACAAGCATTTAGAATTGTAGACAGTACCGCCTCATCAACCCGCATGGTCATCGACAGCAGCGGCTTTGTAGGTATAAACCAAACACCTCAACAGCGTCTGAGTGTTAATGCAGGTACTAACCAACGCTTCCATGTTTCGGGTGCTAACGTACTAGGTCACGGTACAACTATCCTGTCCACCAACGATGCGTTCACAGGCTACACTGGCCTTGAAGTTCGTGGCTCAGAGGTCGCCTTCCACGATGGCTCTAACGAGTTTGGTAGATTTACTTCAGGTGCTTTGCGCCTTGGTTCAACTAACTCTATTGGGTCAAGTAACAAGTTAGTCGTTGGGCAGGGCAACACACAAGCAGGTACGCTATCAACCTTCAACACGGGCGACAGTTCAATGGAAGGTATTCGTATCTCCAACTGGGATGGTGCTGCAACGACAGAAGGTCCACGAATTGGGTTTGACAACAGTGGTATTGGTCACTGGTATATCGGTGGCGGTAACGGAACAAATGGTTTTGTATTTGGTACTAACTACAACTTACCTAGCCAACACTTCCGCAATAACGGCGAAGTACGTCTGACAGACGCAGTCTACACAGCGGGTACGGATGTAAGTTCAGCCCTGCGACATTACTACAGGAACGGTGCCGCAAGTACGCAGTACGATGAAGACGCAGCTATTGAGTTCGTAAAAGTAGATGGATTCGACACTAACTGGACACACGGCGCACAAATTCACTTCAAGACTACGGCAAACAATAGGGATCAGGCACCTGTCTCTATGATGACGCTTGACCAGAACGGTCATCTCATACTTAGCCCCGCAGACGTTGCTTCAATGGGCAGTGCGTATACCAACGGTTTGCGTTTTGATATCCATCAGACAAATGGACAGGACGCTAGACTAGGTGAGATTACGGCTCAAGGTAAATCCAGCTGGGGCGGTGATCTTGTGTTCCGTACCAAGGACGCTAATGGCTCACCCAACAATACCGTGACTGAACGTATGCGTATCCTTGCAGGTGGCGGCATTACCTTCAACGGCGATACAGCCGCAGCCAATGCGCTGAATGACTATGAGGAGGGATTTTCTGCTCTTACTATTCATGGATCAAGTAGCGGCTCCACAACATATGCACAAAATGACAATGCCTCTAGAGTAAGATATACAAAGATAGGAAGACTTGTTCACGCTTCTTTTCTATTAAACAACCAAACTTTTCCAACTTTCGCTGGGGACATACGAGTAAATTTACCATTTACATCATCATCGGGGTCTTATGAACAAAGAAGTGGAGATGTCTATTTTTATAATTCTAATACATGGGATAATGTAGCTAATTTCGTAGGTCTTGTTTTTAGAGTTGGAGGTTCTCAGTCCTTCGGTACTTTTGGCCTTATTCAGCTAGATGCCAACAGACAAGTAACATTAGGTAGTGGTAACACTTCCCTTTCAAACGCAGGGGGAATTTATATGAGGATAAATATTACCTACGAGACAGATTCATAACCACCCCTGTTGGATCACAGGGTAGTCAGTCCAAGCCATAAAGGAGATAAACGATGGCACTAGCAGAACGCACAGAGCAGGATAAGATTGAGGTTGTTGGCAGCTTCAAGCATGTCCAAGTAAGAACAGCAACCGTGATTGAACGTGACGGCACAGAGATCAGCCGTGGGTATTCACGCCATGTCGTTGCACCAGATGCTGACATCACAGGCGAAAGCACTGAGGTACAAGCCATCTGTAATGCAGTTCACACCCAAGCGGTCAAAGACGCATACGCAGCCCATGTAGCGGCTCAAGACACACCAGAGTAAGGAACTAGCTAATGACTAAAGCACGGATACTCGCTAATCTGATTTCAGACAATGCTGAACTGGCTGACGGACAAATCAGTGTCGCTGAAGTAGTCGGTGCTGCACCACTGGCTTCTCCTACTTTTACTGGTAACGTCAGTGTAGGTGATAACGTACAAATTCGTCTAGGCGATGATGATGATCTACAGCTTTATCATAATGCCAACAATAGCTATCTTCGGGATGTTGGCACTGGCAAGTTACACATCACAAGTGATGGTACTGGAGTAAGCATAGACAAAGGCACATCAGAATTGATGGCTACGTTTGATATTGATGGTGCCGTAACTCTCTATCACGACAACTCAGCCAAGATCGCCACAAGCAGCACTGGTGTGGACATCACGGGTGAGGTTAAAGCCGACAAGTTCACTAACGACGAAGCCCTCCCCGACATCCGTCCTAGCCTTCTGCTAGACTTTGCCAACAGCAAGACCCTTGATCCACGCATTACGTTTACCCGTGGCAGCACTGCGACTTACTGGGATGGTAAGACTACGACTAAGGCTGAAGAGAATAAACTAAAGTACAGTCAGACTTTTACAAATACTGCGTGGTTGCAGTCGCAAGTTTCAATTTCTGATGGTGCTACTACTGCACCAGACGGTACAACAACGGCATCGTCTGTGACCAGTATGGCCTCAACTACTTCGCAATATACTCGTCAGGTAGTTACTACTTTTTCGGGGACAGAGACATTTTCGTGCTATGCAAAATCTAATGGGTACTATCATTTAATACTTAGGCTTCAAGTAGACGGAGGCTGGAATAATGGTCAAGCGAGTTTTAACCTCTCAAATGGAACGGTAGCTACCACAGGTTCAGATGTAGATAGTACAAGCATAACTTCTGTAGGAAATGGTTGGTATAGGTGTTCAATTACAGTTACCAATCGAACCAATCCTGACACGCAAATTATGATTGGACAAAATGATGGGTCATTGTATTCGGCTGGATGGACAGCGGATGGTACTTCTGGGATTTATGTTTGGGGCGCACAGCTAGAACAACGCAGTTCAGCCACAGCCTACACAGCGACAACCTCTAGCCCCATCGTGAAGTACCAACCGACACTGCAAACAGCGGCATCAGGTGAGGCACGGTTTGACCACGATCCTGTGACAGGGGAAAGCAAGGGCTTACTGATTGAGGAAAGTCGGGTGAATATTCAGCGGCATTCAGAAACATTTGGAACAACTTGGTCTACGACAGGGTGTTCTGTTTCTGGCCCATCAGCTATTGCGCCTGATGGTACAAATGCTGCGGTTACAATTATTGATAACACCACTACCGCCCGACACGGCCCATTTGACCAAAACAACACTATTGTTTCAGGTTCTAACTACACTTTATCTTGTTATCTAAAGAAAAACTACGGAACCGATTATGCACAGATACACTTTAACTCTGGCTCCCTTGGCAACGCTTGGGTGGCAGTTTTAGTCAATCTTGCAAACGGAACAGTCGAAAATTCAGCGGCGGGGTCTGCGGCAAATCTAGTAGGTTCTGGAATAGAAGATGTGGGTAATGGTTGGTATCGTGCATATGTAACAGGTAACTATGCGTCTACAGAGGCACACGTTAAAGTTCTTATATCCAACACAGCTTCTCCTAGCCGTGACGGATACGGAAATATAAATTACACTGGTGCTTACACCCGAAGCATTTTGGCTTGGGGCGCACAACTAGAAACTGGCTCATTCCCAACGTCATACATCCCCACCTCTGGGTCTACTGTGACTAGGAGCGGTGATAGAGCCAATATGTCTATGTCAGGCGTATATAGTAGTGGCCCTGTGTCGATGTATGTTGAGGCAGCGGAAGCTGGTGATGTGGATTACGCAAGACTTGTTTTGCTTGGCGATGGCACAAACGATAATCGTATGCAGATTACGATCTCCGAAAGTTCTGGAAGTGTACAAGCATATGTTGAAACAAACGATGCACCACAGGCATCTCTAAATAGGTCTTTTGACCCCGCCTATAAAACATTCTTTAAGGCTGCTGCTGCGTTTGATCGGGATAATCTTGCGATTACGGCAGGGGGGCTTACCACAGTTAGTGATACAACCATAATAACGCCACAGGTAACAAATTTATACCTTGGAAGTTTAAATGATGCTGATGCTGATAGCGGAGCCACATTTAAGAAAGTCGCTTTATACCCAACCCGCCTATCCAACGCCACCCTACAAGCAATGACGGAGGAATAAGACATGGCTACCTATTACCTCAAAGCCACTGACGAACAAGCCCTCTGGACTGCACTAGAAGCGGCTGATCTGGCGGTTAAGGACTACGATCCAGAAGACCCGCTAAACAGCCCACCCGATGATCTGGAAATGGATGAGGAATGGTCTGGGCCGACAGGTGCATACGAATGGCGCAGTCTAAGCCCAATGCTGGACATTATCGGCACAATGTATCGGGAGACAGGCAATATGCTGACCACAGATGACGGGATGGAATACCCTGAGACTGAGGCTATCAGCGGCTTTCATGCAAACCTACGGGAAGTACTGACAACGGCCCAGGAATCGGAATTACCGACTGTGGCTGCACCAGCTACCCCATATCGTAAATGGGCGGGAGATCAATAATGGCAAAACTAATAGGTACAGACCCAAATCAGGTTCCTACCAATGCTGACCTTGGTACGATGGCGTATCAGGATTATGACGTTGTTGATAAGGAATTTAGAAACTCACGCCCTAACCTAGTCATCAATGGTGATTTTCAGGTTTGGCAGCGTAGTGATAATGCTAATGGTAGTGGGTATCTTTCTGTAGACCGCCTTAGATCAACTCGTGGACGTATCAGAAAGCCCAACACTATAAGCAATGGAGTACAGCGTTCAGGTGAAGAGGATCGAGGCTGCATTTTAGATACGACTGATGGCAGCGTCTTTGCCCACTTTGATATGTTTATTGAAGACGTAGGACAAAAACTGGCGGGTAAAGAAGCAGTAATGTCCTTTGAGGCCAAGACGGTAAGTTCCTCTGACATTGGTTTATATATGGAAAATGCGGGTAATACAGGGTATGGAAGATTAGATACTGGTGGAAACAACACTATCACAGTACCTACAGATCGTTTTATTACCATAGTTTTACGGGGAACTATTACCTATGATGGTTCTGGTGAATACTTCAGGCTACCTCGTTGGTATGTAAATCCTTCGAATGGCGGTTTAGATCGAATGCTTCATATCGACAAACTAAAAGTCGAAATCGTAGAGGATGGCTACAAGAACCCAACCCCGTTTGTTAGCAAGCCATACCATGAAGAACTACGGGACTGTCAGCGGTACTTCCAAACTATTGAAAACGGTAACTTAGTTGCTGCTAGAAATACAAGCCAACGTTTGCGAATAGCAGCGTCCTTTATGAATAGCATGAGAGATACCCCAACCATTTCCAGAGTTTCAGGAACTACTGTAACTATGCAGATTAATGGCGCAGGAATTAATTCGACAGCTACTAATGCATCGCAAGGTACGACTTGTGGTACAACCTATATGTCATTTGATCTAGGTAGTTTCACTCCTAGTTCAAGTGTTACTGATAGGTCATATATTGGTTCGTCTTCTTCTAAGAATATTGTTTTTCATGCAGATGCGGAGTTATAAAAAATGAGTAACTTTTTAAACATAAGAAACGGTATGGACGGCGAAGAAATGGTTTGCCTTATAGCCACATCCAATGGCATAGACTTGGTAATACCGCTAGAACCTAAAAACCGCCACTACCAAGAAGTGCTAGACGCAGTTATTGCGCAAGGTGCAGATTGTTGGGACGGTGATATTCCTGAAGACATCCAAGCGGCTGCAGATGCTAAGTTGGCGGCAGGGCTATATCAGCCTGATCCACACGCATAATAAAGCACTTGCCAACACTTAGTTAAGTGTCTATAATGCAGCTTATGTTGCCTTAGTGGCATAAAATGCGGTATAATATAGATGATCGAGAATGAATATCGGTCATCACTCCTAAAACCCCAAGACATCCTTGAAAAGTGGCAGATCCTCAAGCCTCATATTGAATCGGCAAACGAGTATTCTGCAGGAGAGATGACCCCCTTCGATATAGCCTTACTGGCTTTGGTAGGAAAAGCACACATTTGGCTCACAGTTGATCAGAATGACAACGTAGCCTCAGTAATCGTCACCCGGTTTATCGAACAAACCAGACGTAAAACAATGTTGATCCAGACTTGCGGCGGTTCTGTCGAAGGATGGGACGCATGGACTGCACATCACGATACCCTAATCAAGTTTGCACAGGATAACAGGTGTAGTTCGATTCAAATATGGGGTCGGAAAGGCTGGCAACGGCGGCTTCGGCACTTAACCAACGATACGGGACGTAGCTATAAGCACTTGTATCAAGTATACAATATGGAGATATAAACATGAACTCATTCATGGAACAATTTGGACCCATGCGCTACGTTCACTCACGGCGCTCTGGGTTAATTACTTTTGGCGGCGGTGGCGGCGGTGGCCCAAGCCTAGATGAAATTAAGACAGCCGTATCCGAATATGGTAATCCTAAGTTTGATGATGTATTTGGGGGCCAAGGCGATATTCAAGATGACATTGGTGATGCCTTAGACCGAAGCCTATCACGTATTGGCACTGCCGAAACGAATATAACTGATGATTTTAGTGCCCTAACTGGTGACATTGGTGATGTAAGTAGTGATGTAGGTAATGTTCAGCGTGACATTACATCTGGATTTGCAGATATGGGTGAAGGATTTGATGACGCCCAAGCTGACCGTAAGACACGGATGGATGATTTATCGTCTGATGTAACGTCTGCGGGAGCTACTACACGATCTGATATTACGGATCGGATTGATCAACAAGATATTGATCTTGGTAGGGCATTTTCTGATACCAATGATGAAATCATTGATGCAGAGGGGCGTCTTACAACTCAGGCAGCTACATATTTCACTGACCTAGTTGATAAACTTAGCACTAACCGTAGTGACATCATGGAAAAGGTAGGAGACGAAGCTGTAGATACTCGTGAAGACATCTCAGACTTTGATACTCGTACAACTAATACACTGGATACAATCGGTTCAGACTTAGGTGCAGGTCAAGCAGACATCCAGAGTGCAGTAGACTCAGGTAATGCCAATGCAACGGATTACTTCGGAACATTGTCAGAAGGACAGACAGGCATTTCTGATCAGGTCACTGGTCTTCAGGGTGACTTCTCTGGTTTCCGTTCTGATTATGATGACAACACTATGTTGGCTAATCGTGCTCGTAATGACCTATCACAGGCTCTGGGCATCACTGAAAACAACCTAGCAGGAGCTATTGGTGGCGAAGGTGAAGCTACTCGTGAGCAAGTAGGCAACACAGGAGCTGCACTAACTGGTGAAATTTCTGGTCAAGGTATTTCAACCCGAGGCGCTCTAGGTGATGTGGAAAATGCTGTAATAGGTAACATGGATGATGGATTCGGTACCGTTAAGGGTTCAGTAAACAACGCTGCCTACGAAATCGCACAAGGATTCGATGCTACATCTGCTGATGCACAGTTGGCCCGAGAAGAGTTCATGATGGGTCTAGGTAACATGGAGAGTTTCGTTAATACCGGAATGGAAGGTCTGGATGCAAATACCACTCAAGGCTTCCGTGCTATGACAAGTGCCTTCGATGACAATGGTAAACTTATCCGCAATGACGTGAATGACATGGGCATGGCTGTACAGCGAGACATTGATCAAAATGGTAACCTTCTGGTTTCATCTTTTGATGCTCAAGGTACCCGCATTAACCAAGTAGGTTATAACATCGAAGATATGATGGGAATGCTTGGATCAGTACAGGGTAGTTCAATAGCAGATACAGGACTTCTTTCACCAGCGGTGAACCGTAGTCCATATGCTCGAACTTAGAGGTAACATATATGATACCAACAAGTGTAAGCCAGACAGGCGTAGACCTTATCAAGAAGTTCGAGGGTCTACATAAAGTAGGCGACGATGGCCTTATTCACAGCTACCGTTGTGTGGCTGGGAAGTGGACCATAGGTTATGGTTCATGCAAGGGTGTTCGATCAGGAATGAAGATCACCCCTGCTGAAGCAGAACAGCTACTGATTGATGACATTGAGTCTCACGCTAAAGCTATTCACCGCTACGTCCATGTCCCATTATCCCAAAATCAGTACGACAGTTTGACCTCGTGGATTTTCAACGTAGGCGAAGGTAACTTCAAATCCAGCACCTTGCTCAAGAAATTGAACAAGGGTCTGTACGATGAAATCCCGGAGCAACTGAATAGATGGAATAAGGCCCGAGTAGACGGTAAACTAACTCCTCTACGTGGACTGACACGCCGCCGGGCTGCTGAAGGTGCATTGTTCTCGATGGATGCTATTCTAGCTTCTGACGGTGGGGATCTGATGACACAGAAGCCTACTCAGGAAGCACCTAAGTCATTAGCTAAATCTAAGACAATGGCCGGGGCTGGTATTGCTGGAGCTGCAACAGGCTTGAATGAAGTCGCTGGGCAGATCCAAGGCCTTGTAGCTTATGCGCCTATGCTCAAGACAGTATTCCTACTATGTGCCATTGGCGGCATAGCTCTAGCGGCCTACGCCCGTTGGAAGGACAATAAGGAAGGTATTCACTAGATCATGGAAAACTTGAAGATACCCCTAACA